TGAGCATGAGATCGAGTCGTGCCTCATGCAGTTCCGTTCGTTCTGGAAGTCGGTCAAGGACGGTGGCGTGCGGCCCGATGGCTTCACCCCGCCGGCCGATGTGATGACGAAGCTGATGGCTCTGGCCCAGTCGTGACACCCAACCACACAGGAGAGAAGCAATGACACCACGACAACTGTTAGGTCAGGCACGGGTACACACGTTCGACTACATCCCGTACCTCGCGTCCTATGTCTACTCGCTGCGGGAACAGGAGTGTCCCGGCATCGGAACCGCAGCGGTGGATGCACACGGCAACCTGTACTGGGATCCCGAGTACATCGTTGAGATCGGCAAGGGGGCTGCTGCCTACCTCGTCGCCCACGAAACGTGCCACTTGGTCTTCGACCATTGCGCCCGTGCAGTGGAGATCATCGGTGAGGATGCCGACGAAACGCAGCGGCTCATCATCAACATCGCAGGCGACCTCGTCATTGAGCAGACGCTCTCCATGATGCGGCACCTGCGGCCGGCAGGTGCGATCCACTTGGGGTGTGTTGTGCCGCAGCTGGGCAACATGAAGCTCGACTTCCCCGAGAACAAGTCGATGCAGGAGTACCGTCGCCTCATCTTGGAGAAGCTGAAGGAGCAGCAGCAGAAGCCCGAGCAAGGCAACCAGAAGCAGCAGCCCAACCCGCAGCAAGGAGGCGGCGGGCAGGGCGACGACGACCTGCCCCCAGTGCAGGGCGACCTCGACGGCGAGGGCGAAGTCCAGCCGGGCGACAACGACCCGCCGCCCGCCGGCGGCGAGAGCGGGCAAGGCGACAGCCAGGACGGCGACAGCCAGAAGCCCGGCGCTCCCGGCATGGGCGGGTCGTGCGCGGACGGACAGCCCCGCGAGTACGAGAAGCCGGGCGACGGGTCATGGGATGCATGGGGCGAAGACATGGCAGCGGCTGCGTCCGAGCAGGCCATCGCCCAGTTCGAGGCGAAGGGCATCGGCACTGTTCCCGGCACCATCAAGGAGGCGCTGGCCCAAAAGCTGCGGCCTCAGCCCGATCCGTTCGACCAGCTGCGGTCGGCTGTGTGCAGCAGCGTTGCCGCTCCGGTTGGCGGCAGGGACTTCAGCCACCGTCGCCGGTCACGCAAGCAGCCGCCCGGCGACGACATGCCGATCCTGCACGGACGCATCACGGTGCAGCCGCATGCGGTTGTCATCGTGGACACCAGCGGTTCGATGGCAGGCAGTGACCTCAAGGCTCGGGCGTTGAGCGTGATTGGTCAGGGGCTCCGCAAGCTGACGCGGGTGAAGGTGTACTGCGCCGACACCAACGTCCGTTCCAGCGAGATCGTGACCAGCACGAAGCGGTTCGAGTGGGCTGGCGGCGGCGGCACCAACATGTCCCGTGCGCTGGAGGAAGTGGATGCCGACGAGCATCCCGATTCCATCGTGCTGGTCACGGACGCGCAGACGAACTGGCCCGCCAAGAAGACACGCGCCCGTGTGGTTGTCGCTTACACTGGCGACACAGCATCGTCGTACTACCGGCGGATTCCAACGTGGTGCCGGACGGTGGTGCTGAACAGGGGAGGACAGTGAGATGAGAGAGAAATCCACGCATGCCATCTGGTCGCAGTGGCCCGACAGCAAGCTGCATGACTACACGCAGGTAGTCACGGGCCAGCCCGGCAGCAGGCTGGACAGGCACCCTGACTACCACGCTCGGTCACTTCGCTTCTACCACGCCATCGCTGAGATGCTGGGGAAGCTCAAGTATCCGGGAGCGGCAGCCTTCATGGTGTCGCCACACTACTCCAGTCCATTCCCAATCGACTGGGACTGTGTGTCCGACAGGATGATCTTGATTCACCAGCCGCGTGCGTCTCCACACGTCATGCCCAAGCAATCGCTGCTGGTCGCTGCGCACCTGTGGTTCTTGGAGCCGGCCACTTCGACTGAGCACAAGCTGAAGGAGAAGGGCGTCGCCTCCAATCCATACAAGGACTTGTGGATTACCACCAGCCACCTTCAGCATCGCGACTGGTGGGAGACAGACTGGGTTCCGCTTCGCACGACCAAGCGAGGCAAGCCCGTCTACGCAAAGAACTGGAGCAACGAAACGCAGGCCATGCGCTACATCAAATCGTGGCTGCTCGACAGCCTTCACATTCCCGGCCCTGACTGAAAGGACATGACCATGAATCTCGACTGCAAGTGGGGCGCTTACACCCCACGTGAACGACTCGACATCATGCTCGGCAAGAACCTGACCCCGTTCTACTTCGGGTGTCGCTGCGTGTGGGCAGCCTTCGCACTGTGGACGATGAGCGTTCCCGGAACGGAATGCTACATCCCACCGTACGGCTGGCTCATCCTCGTCGCCCTCTACTACTTCTACCCACTCTAAGGAGACAGCCATGCCTACTGTCTACGCTTACGGTCGGGCCTCGACCAGCAAGCAGACCATCACGGAAAGCAACCAGCAGTCCGTGTGCGAGGAGTACATCAAGCGGGCGCTGATACAGGAGGGGTACACGTACGGCGGCTGGCTGTACGACAGTGCCACCAGCGGCAGCCGGCCCATGTTCGAGCGGGACGAAGGCCGCAAGCTGTGGGCGCTGGTGCAACCCGGCGACCGCATCGTGTGGGCCAAGCTTGACCGGGCCTTCCGCTCCGTCGTGGACGCAGCCCAGACCATGCGGCTGCTCACTGCGAAGGGGGTCAGCTTCAACTCTCTGGACTTGGGGCTGGACACCAGCACAGCCATCGGCCGCTGCGTGTTCACCATCCTCACGGCCTTTGCGGAGCTGGAGCTTGAGTTCATTCGGGAGCGAACACGCGACGGCCTGCGTGCCAAGCGGCGGGCCGGCCTGCCTTACGGGCAGAACGCACCCATTGGCTGGGCCAAGCGTGGCCGCAAGAAGGACAGCTACTACGTCCCCGACTGGGACGAACGCAAGCAGGTCGAGGAGATGATCCGCCTGCGGGACGAAGGACTCAGCCTGGAGAAGATCGTGTGGAAGATGCGCCCTGTCGTCCGCACCAACGGCCGGCGGTGGAACATCAACTCGGTGACCCGAGCAATCAAAGCGGGCCGCTCTCGCTTTGCAAAAGATTTTCCACAACAGACAGAGCGGCGTCGATCCGTCGCCGTATAGTTCGTGGATCGCAGCCTGCCTGCACGCCCAGTTCGCGAAGGCTCTGTCCCTTCGTGAATCGGGCGTGCAGCAGGCGGCGGGTGGCAGCGGGCAGGCGAGCGATGGCTGCCTGCAATCTGGCCGACGTCTGCTTGGGCGGGGCAACCACGCCCTCTGCCTTCTCCATCGACACCCGGTCGGGCGAGTCGTATCGCAGCCGGCGGTTCTTGTCGATCTCTTTCAGCACGGCGTTGCGAATGGCGGTGCTGAAGTACGTGGTGACCTGCGACTTCGCCGGGTCGTAGGTCATGGCCGCCTTGCAGATCGCAAGGTATGCCACGCTCGTGGAGTCAATGCGGATGTACTGTTTCCGCAGCGTGGGGTAACGACGATAGAAAGCGGCAAGCGCCTTCGGGACAACCAGAAGGGCTTCTTCCACGTACTTGGTTTGCTGTTCGTCCAGCGGCATCGTGCATCCTTGCACGGCCACTGCTGCTCACTTGGGCTTGGCTAGCAGCGGCACATCATTGCCATCCTGCAACCACCATCCGTAGTTGTAATCCGTTAGCAACTTCGGTGGTGACGGGGGAGGAGGAGGCGGAGGCGGCGTGCTGCCGCTACGCTTCTTCGGACGCAGGAGGCGGGGAGACTGTGGCATTAGGGCTGTTCCTGGCTGGCGTCATGCTGCGGTTGCAGCGTGTACAGCAGGCGGGTCTGCTCCCGAATCGCCTGCGTGATTTCCTTCTGCGTGCCAGCCATCTCCTTGAGGAACTCTTGGTGAGCGTGAACCATCGGCAGAACTAAGTCCGTGCGCACAAACCACAGGATCGCTGTGGCTAACACAAGGCCGAAGCCGTGACGTTCCAGCACCTTCATGAATGCTTCGTACACTTCCACCTTACTCATCTCCGCACCTGTTCTCTACTCCCAGACGAGCCATCGAATGCCAGCTTGTCATCTGGTCTTGGTGCAGCTTCTTCTCCAACCACCACTTCACAAGCACCTGCACAATGGCCGTGATGGCCGCAACCAGAACGATTGCCATGATGGCAAAGCCGTACCTGTCGTCACTGCCATACCGATTTTGGTACGACGACAACACCTGTGCTTTGAGCGAATCCCACACCATATCTTCTTCGCCCACCGACTCACGGCACGACAGGCCAAGCGAAGGCCATTCGTAAATGACGGTAGCCACGATGTCCTCAACGCGCTTGCGACCGATCATGCGGGCGCGCATTGGCAGCCTGTGCCGCACGTACTCAGCCAGGTCTTCGGGCGTCTCGAGGATCATGGCTGCCTCTTGTTATTGCAGGAGCCATCCTTGCACGGCACGCCGGGCTTCGGGCGCTTGGCCGCACACGGGCAGGTCGTCGGGCAATCGCACCACACGCGAGTCACGCCATCACCTGTCGGAACCATGCCAGTCCCGGCGCACTTGGAGCAGCACTTGGCTGGCGCAGGCGCCGGCTGCGGAGCTGGGGCTGGCGTGATTGGTGCAGCGAACGCCAGCCACACGGCGACAGTAGCGGTGGAAATGCTCATCCGAGCACCTCCTTCCCGCCCCACCCCTTAAGTTTCCTCTTAGGAAATCCAGCCACATTCGAGATTGCATACGTGCCACCTGCGTCAATCATGCTTTGGGCGACTCGTTGCTGAATCCAGAAGCTTCCCTCTGGCTGGTCATGCACGCGCTTCCCGGTGATCCACCCATAACCCCAGCTGTTCTGCACGCAAAACCGACACCCGTCTTCGTGGGTGTCATCCGCTGCGTGCCACTGCATCGCGTGACTCCAAGACCCATAGGGCTGCGCTATGCCCCGATCATCACGAACGTGCGCGAATCCCTGCGACGAGCAGCACACCAGCCCATACCCATTGGCAATGGCGTCCCGTGCCTGCTGCCACGTGGTCACCAAAGAGATGGTGCCGATGCGGTGGTTCGCTGCTTCGAGGGTGACGCTGTTGGGTACGCCGTGCGCGCCCCACGCTATGCCAACGCTGGGGTTGTAGTTTGTCAGGTCGAAGCCGAACTGCGGGTATCTCTGGCGGAGCATGCACCCGCCCTTCTGATGCGCCCAGCCCACGATCTGTGAGCAGCTGGCGCCCTGCCCGCTGTGGCCGCGCGCTCCGTACAGCGGCTCGGTTGCAGTGCGGTCTACCCAATCCTCTGTCGTGCGAATGTCAGGGTCGTTGGCCCGCGCAACATCAATACCCCCACGCACCGCATGAGAAACACAATCGCCAGTGGTTTGCGTTTCGTCATACGGCTTGCGACCGGCAGCCTTCTCAAACGCAACGACCGCAGGGTATGCCAGCGACAGCTTGCCGGCTCCAGATTCGGCCAGCGTGTCGCCAAAGAGTGGCATCGGCAGCGAAGACAGCAGCCGGGCCGTGTCGTCGGGGTCGCAATAGCTGCCGACGAGGCCGTTCTCGTACAGGCGGATGAGTTCTTCTGGAGAATGCAGACTCATCACGCACCTTACCGGATGGCAGAGAAAGCTTTCGCCGCCGACTGCCGCAGCTCTGGCGTGAGCGGCACATCGACGTCGCCAATGGCATCCAACAGGTAGCGGTCCAGCTTGTCGCCCAGCCCGGCGTACTTGCCAACGATTGCCGTGTGGACAAACGCCATCTGCAAGGCGTTCTGGTGCCGGTTGCGCAGGTCGAGCGCCGTCTTGCAGACCGGGTCGGCAGCAGTGCCATCTCGCACAACGATGTCTGCCATCGCAGCGTAGAAGTCTCGCAGCATCCGGGCGTCTTGGCTGCTCACGCCATCAAGGATCGCCGCCGGCTGCGGAACGGGAGCCACAGGCGAAGGGCGAAACGCATTTGCCAGCGTGCCGGCGCCAAGCGCAAGGCCCGCCACAATCACTGCCAAACGAATGCGTTGCATCACGCCACCTTCTGCGCCACCAATGCGGCAATCAGCGCCCTTGCAGCCGCCGCAATCTCAGGCTGCGACTTGGCCTCCGCTTCAGACACAAGAACAAACAAGTCGTTGACCCACTTCGACCGGGAAGTCGCAACGCTGGTGGCTGGGGCCGACAGCTTCGGGAGGTACGGCCACACGGCAGCAACCGCTACCGACATGAACGCTCCGGCCGACACTGCTATCTCGGTGTATCCCATCACCCGACCTCCGCCTTAGCCACCGCAGTCAGGAGCGTGGCGATGTAATCGAACAGGGCCGCACCCTCCGGGCTGACCAGCACAGCTTGCAGACGCTCCAGCAGGTCGTCGTCCAGCGGCGTGTCAGTCTTTTTGGCAACGAACCGAAGTGCGTCGAGTACCTTGTTTGCCTTGTCTTTGGTCGTGGTTGCTGCGGAAATCTCGGACAGCAGCGACAAGACCGGAGCCCACTCCACCAAAGCCTGAATGCGATCCGCTACCGTTGCCATGTCTGCGCTCCCTGTGTTTCATCACCCAGCTCACTACTAGGTTTATGTCCCTTTCGGGACGGCACGCGGACAACAGCGTTTTCCTCGTCAGATACGGGTCTCGCCCTACGTCTTCGCAAGTATCCGCGAAGCTGAGAGCCCCGCCCGTATCCTCCTCAGTGACCCAGCGGTAGGCCGCCACCTGCCGCCGCAGCTCCTCCAGCTCCATGCGGTCAAGGTCTTCCACGACTGCCATGCCATGCCGGCGATGCCGGTCGCACAGGGTTCGGACAAGCACGTAGGTGCGGGCCAGGACGTCGGCACAGAACCTGCGCCAGCCCTCCTCGCACTCGGGGTGGATGTTCTCGTCGTCGTATTCCTGTACAGCGTGGGCAATCATGTTGTGGGTGGCTCGTAGTGGCCTGACCGAAGGGTGCCTTCGTTCAGTTCCGGCCACACTTCCAGTGAGTGAATGGCACCCATGACGTTCCATGCCGCATGGCCGAGATGATCCTCCGACCTGTCTCCTCCCAGAAACAGATACAGGTGGCGCAACGCATGGTTGAGCAGGTCGTTGGCCGGCATGCCCCGCTCCCAGTTGTAATCGCCATACTTTCTTGCGCCCTCTGCGCACGCTGCTGCCACTGCGGCCAACCCCACCGGAGTGATGAGGTCGTAGCGTGTGTTCTCTGCATCGCTCGACCGCACGGCTCCGCTCTCGTACGTCACCCCACCGTCCGCTTGCTTCTTCATCATTTCACCAGCTCCTTGTAGCGTTCCTCGAACACATCTTTGGCGTCCATCCACGACAGCGCGACAAGCGCGCCGCCCACCGCTTCGGCTTCGATGCCCCAGTCGTGATCGACCAGCAGCAACGCCCGCTTCTCAAACATCAACGCCCGCTTGTCACTCACGTGTACGTCCTGCGGCATGGGCCACGACAACTCGAACCGCACAGCTATCGCACGCTGCACCCTCTCCTCCAACTCCCTGTATTCGGGCAGCATGTGCTTGAGCGGCGTGGCTACGTCACCCAGATACGCTTCGCTGGCGTCGTGCAGCAAACCCCACAACGCATGCTCTGGCGCACACAGCTCACTGACCATCACGGAATGTTGGGCCACCGAGTACGGCACTCGCGTGTGTCCGGTGAATCGGTTCACCAGCGACAAGGCGTGCGCTATGTCTGGCAGTCGAATGTCTTCGGGCGAGATGGCGGCAAGATCCACCAACGCCCCCGTGTACGTTTGCATGGTCGTCTTATTCATGGCTGCATGGCTCCACGACGAGTGACTGCGGCGACTGAAGCGCCGACTTGGGGACAAAGTACGCCTGACCGTAGTTGCCGTAGTTAGCTAGGTACTGCTGCTTCTTGGCGTCGCGGGCAAGCATCCAGCCGTGAATCTGGAAGTTGTCTGGGCCACCAGTGACCAGCACATAGCAGTCGTTGTCGTCGTCCTTTTCGCGAACGATAAGGTCGTAAGTGTGCCTCGACCTGGTGCGAATTTGCATCCGTGCGCCAACGTCACCGCCAACGGTGAACGTGTTGACGCTCCCGTTCCAGTAGCGGTTAGTCGCCTTCGCAAACGCACACTCACCCAGCGCGCCCAAGATGTGTGCGCTCCACTCGTCGTTGGCTTCGAGGGTGTTCTTCAACCCTTTCCGCATGGCCTCGACCTGCCTGCTCACGCCCACCAATGCGGCACGGCTGACCTCGAACCACTCCAGATTGACGTTCATGCGTCCTCCTTGAGCCGGTAGCCAAGCGCCCACAGGATGCGGGCCAGATCATCTCCCTGCTGCGACACGTGTTCTTCGCTGTGCGTGGGGTTGGCGGCGTGGAGGAACTCATGGATTTCCACGTTGAGCCTCGCCCTGCCCTTGAGCCGTTCGTCAATCAGCACCTTCTCTTTGACGTTCGGGTTCTTGGGGTCCTTCATGTACGTCCAGCCGGCCGCCTGACCGTTGAGGCGGGTGTACCGCCACAGCCAGCGGACTCCGTTGATGAGGAACGAGTGGTTCTCTGGCATTACATTGCTCCCTGTACCTGTGCCACGAACCTGTGGATGTCCTCCAGGCGGAACGTGACAAGCCAGTCGGAATCGTTCTTGCGGTGCAGCACGACGGGCGCAAGCTCGCCGCATTGCTCCTTCGACTTTTCCATCACAGCTTGCAGGTTCAGCGCCTGCACCCGCTTCACTTCCAGCCACAAGCCGGGAGTGCCGGGACTGATAAGGTCGGACGCAGACTCGGTGCCGCTGTGCTGCTGCGACCGTCTGGCGTTGGCTCCGGGAAGCAGCCTGTTCCAGTGATCTTTGGCCTCAAGCTCGCCGGCCTTGCCCTTCTTCCTGCTGTTGATTGCCATGAGTGTTAGCTCCGGTGGGAATCCGTTGCGCTTTCGGAACCACATGATGCGTTCGGGCGGGACTTCGGGGTCGTACCCCAGATGCTTCTTGTGACGGAGAGAAGCCAAGAACGAAGGGTCGTAGTTGGCATCGTCTGTTTCACGCTTGGCTGTGAGGCACATGCCTTTGGTGACGTTGTTCTTGCCGCCGCTGTGCAAGCCTTCGTGACACCACAGGCAGAGCCGCAACAAGGCCCGCCGGTCGTGGACTCGGCCGGCACCTTGCACAAGGTGGTGGATGTGCAAGGCTTCAGTCCTCGTCCAGCACAACGAGCAAAACGGATACTGCTTGGCGAAGGTCGATAGCACTTCATTGCTCACTCATCCTCCTTCACCACAGCGCCCACGATCCTGCGGACGGCGGCGTCGAACATCTCGGAGTCCTCCTTCGTCTTGAACTCAATCTCCCAGCGGAAGGTGCGCTCGCCGGTCAGAAGGTTGACGGCCTCCTCCCGCCGATGGATGCGGCACGCGGCGACTCCGCCCAGCGTCCTGGCACCAGCGACCAGTTCCTCGTTCTCCTTGAACATCGCGCTCAACGCCTGCGACAAGAATCCAGTCATAAGAATCACTCCTTTGATGGTGTTACTCATAAGACAATCCCTTCTCTCAATCGCATCTGCCCATGCTTGAAGGCTTGCTCGGGGTGCAAGGCGACCAATCCCCAGCAGTGACGCTAGGGTTGGCCGCACCTGCCCACGCTCGTTAGGTCGCTGTGGGGGTGACCTTTCGCCGCAGGGGCTAAGGCGTCGAGACCTGCTTGTCGAGCATCCTGCTGCCCGCGTGACTTCGGCCTGTCTCTTCCGGCTGCCTAGCTGGTGTGTCACGATCCCTTCTGGTTCCAGCAACCACGCCACACGCCAGAGGTTTTCCCAACCCGTGCGGCGGACCAACCATCAACCTGCTACCTCATTGGCTTGATGCTCCAGAGGGAGCGGAAGTCTTCGTATTTGCGTGCCTTGCTAAAGGCGAGGTAGCTCCTGCCGGCGACGGCCCGCATAGGTACGCACACAGCAAGGCTCCTGCCAACATGCACGCCAACCACAGCATCCACGTTGAGCGCTGAATACCGGCGTCTGCAACGGACGCCGCACCGCAAGCTGACGCGCATCCTGTGGCCGGCTGTGGACTTGACTTGGATTCTCCAGACACGGCTCCCGCAGTAGGCAAGGAGGTCGTAGCCGTGATCCACCAGCGGCACTGCCACTGAGTAGCCAGCCATGAGCAGCCGCTGGACAGCGACAGCCACGCCGATCTCACCGATTGTTTTTCCGTCAAGCGATCCATCGCTCATCACGCCTCCTGCTTGGAAGCCTCCGGGTTCCGACGGCCAAGTTCCCTCCTGACCGCTGCCTTGAACGGGGTCTCCTTGCGCTGCGACTGAAGCACCCACGACAGGTAGCCTGCCGGGATACTGTCAAGCCGCACGCCCTTGTACTGGCCGTACATCATCCGCCAGCCACGACGCTTCTGGCCCTCTGGCTCAGCGAACAGGTCGCGGGTGTGCTGATCGAACGACACGCCAACGATGAGCTGCTTCCGCTTCTCCATGAGCGCCGAAGCCTGTGCCTCAAGCTCGGCCTGCTCGAATGCGTCGGCCTCACGGATGGCCTCTAGCGGATCCACGCCTTCGGCTGAGAGCGTTCCTGCCAGACGCTCCCTGCGGGCCGGAGACTTGCGAAGCTGATGGTCGAGGACGTCGAACACGGACAGCAGCTGGTGCTTGCTGCTGGCTCCGGTGATGTCGTAAACGTTGAAGTGCGTCTTGTCGCTGGCCGCAATCGCCGCCTGCCGCTGCTCCTTCGTCATGTCCGAACTGATGACGCCCGGCAGGGGCCGCGTGCCTCTGCCGATGCGTTGCTCATAGCGGGACAGCGAGCGCGTTGGAGCCGCCATATAGATGTTGCGGAGGTGTGGGAAATCCCAGCCGTACCCTAAGATGCCGACGTTGACGATGATCTTGCTGTCGCCGCCAACGAAGGCAGCCATGTTCGCCTTCCGCTCGACCAAGTCCTGCTTGCTGTGGACGACGCTGACGTTGGCCCCGTACCGCTGGAACACCTCGACCAGCAGCTTGGCCTGCCGGACGCAGTGCGCGTAGACGACTGACGGCTGGCCCTTGTACGTGGACAGGACGAGGCTTGTGACCTCTTGTGCGCAATGCTCTGCCGTCAGGACTGCGGCCAGCTGCTTCTTGTCCCACTCGCCGGCCACCTCGTCCACCATCGTCAGGTCGAAGCTGGTGGCTTCGGACAGGAAGCACTTGGGCGGGATGAGGTATGCGTCGTCAATGGCCTCTCGCAGCGGGTACACGACCTGCGGGCGTGGGAAGTACCGCAGCCCCTTGCCCTTGCCCTTGTAAGGCGTGGCGGAGCAGCCGACGACCGTAGCCCCACGTGCCTCGAACCACTGGAGCATCTCCTCCATCTTCGGAGTGATGCCCACGTGGCACTCGTCCACCATCACAAGGCTGACGCGCTCGTAGGCCCGTGCCGCATAGCGCCGCCTGGACAGCAGGCTGGAGCGGGACGCAACGATGACACGGTTGCGCAGCCCCTCAATGCTCTCGGCGTACATGCCTCCCTGCTCGACATCGCACGGTTCGTCAAGCCGCTTCTCCAGCCGGCTCTTGGCTTGGTGCATCAAGTCGATCAGCGGGGCAATGACCAGCGGGTAGCGGGCAAGCCGGCACAGCTCCGCAATGACCTCCGTCTTGCCGGTGCCGACTGGCAGGCAGAACGTGATCCTGCGGTCGCCCTGCTTGGCGGCACGGCACACTTCCCGCACGGTGCTGATCTGGTAGTCACGCAGGACAACCATCACGACCTCGCCTTCTTCTTGCGGGTGCGGGTCTTCTTGGGTGCGGCGGCCTTCGGCTGAGGCTCGACCGGCTCCGCAGGCACGACAGGCTCCACGACCTGCGGCCACCGGGCCTGCAAGCGGGACAAGATTTCAACCTCCGCCAGAACTTGCGGAAGGAACTCGACGCAGAACTCCAGAGCATCGTCCGGTGACAGACGCTGCCTCGCAGCTGCGTAAGCGAAAGCACGACAGATGGTGATGAGCTGTTCGTTCATGGGTATAAGGTTGCCGTCCGATCCGGTAGGCCGACGGCGGGCCGGAGGAGTCGCCCAGACCTGCGTGGTGATGCGGTCAGGCAGGGGCCAACGCCGGCTCCTGCTTCTGCGTGGTCTTCGGTGCGGCGGCGGGCGTCTTGCCCTCCAAGTCCGCAGCCAGCTTCTCCATGCGGGACAGAGCCGCCTGCGTGAGCGTGCCTTCGATGACACGCTGCTTGGCACGGGTCAGCACGGCGTTCCGGTCGGCGGTGGTCTTCGATGCACGAAGCTTGTCGCAGCCGATCCGCTCGAACTGGGACTCCTCGTTGACCGCAGCCTCGACCGACACCCGGTTGGCGGTGGCACCGTCGTCGTCGTCGTCGGCAGCGATGCCAACGATGGCACACAGGGCGATCCGCTTGAGGTACGTCGCCGCCGCCGCCAGCTTCTGCGGTTCGATGTTGCCCTTGAGGGGCAGGTACGAACGCTGGAACTGGCCGCTCTTGTGGCCGATGGTGGTGACCAACATCAGCGCCCCCTCGTCCGAGAACGGAGCGAAGGACTGCGTGATCGTCAGGCCGTTCTCTGAGAGCGGCTGGCGGATCGTGTCGAAGATGGTGGCAAGGTCGGCGTAGTCGGGGATCGGCTGGCCCGACTTGTCACGCTTGGCGAAGTGCGACACGCAGGTGCGCGGTGCGTTGCGGGACGCCCCGAACGCAACCGACATGGCTGCAAACAGTTCGTTGACATGGTCGCTCTGTTCTTTCCAAATGGAATGATTCACTGCATTCTCCCCAGAATGTGTGCCGGAAACTGAAGTTCGGTGACCTCGCCGTGACGATCCGGCATCCACCAGTCGAGGTCTTCACGCAATCGAAGTTCGTTGAGCGCCTTGTCCATGAGCCGCTCGCCCTCTGCGACGAGGGGGGCCGGGAGCGTCACGACCTGACAGTCGTGCGGCAGGGCGGTGGACACCACGATGAACCGGAGGGGGGCGGGCTCCATCCCGCAAGCCTCCATCCCCCTCCGATACCAAGCGTCCTGTAGGTGGTACTTGAACGTCAGTACAGCCTTCCACCAGTCGGCAAGGATGTCCGACTCGCGGGTGGTCTTGAGGTCAAGCACCAGCCCGTTGGAGGTCACGCAGTCGAAGCGGCAGCGCAGGCGGTGGCCGTTGCTGTCCGTCCAGCGGACGCTGATTTCCCGCCCCACCACAGTGTCGAGAAGCTCGACGGCGGCGGGGTTCGCCTTGATGGCGGCGATCTCTGCCCGAAGCTGTGCCATCTCCTTCGGGGCGACGACGGTGGCGTCACGCCCGAAGTGATCGGCAATCCACTTTTTGGATTCCTTGCCCGGCAACCCTGTCGGGGTTAGGGTGTCTTCTGGAGGAACCGCAAACGAGTCAAGGACGGCATCGCCCTTCTCCAGCCATTCGTGCAGCAGCGAGCCATGATCGGTGGCCGCACTGCTGAACGAAGGTATAGAGCGGGTGACGTAGCGGCCAGAGTACAGGGCTGGCGAGTCAAGAAGCGTCTTGGCCCGCGAACAGTTCCTGTAGGACTCGTCACTGTGATAGCTGGCGTTGCTCTCTCCACGCCAGATGTCCGCATTGCAGGCCGAAAACAGGCCAAAAGGGTGGCTAACGGGACTCGAACCCGCGACCCCTAGAATCACAATCTGGGGGTCATCGTGGCGGCCAGTGGGGGTGTCAATTCCCTGCTGAATGTGGGGGTTGCACCCCATGCCCTCGACGGGAGAATCCGTGACGGCCGGCCTTTGGGGTTTGTTCGCAGCTTGCTTTACCACCATGTCGCCCGACCTCCGTGTCATCTGCAACGCCTATACGGCGGAGCGAATCATTGCGCCCGAGTACCGCAAGAGCCTAGCGCGTGTTGCGAAAAACTGTCAACACCTCTCGGCCAAGCGGATCAACCAGTACCTTGACTCCCGGCTTCATCTGGTGTCATCGACCACCGTCAAGAACGAGCGAGCCATGCTGCTCATTCTGTGGCGGTGGGCGTACGAGAGGGGTCTGGTTCCTACCCACCCACGTGGCGTGGCGAAGGTAAGGGCCGACAGGACGCCCGTACAGGCATGGACTTTAGAGCAGTGCTGTACGGCCGTCAAGGGCGCTGCCATGCATTCGGGCAAAAAAACCCGCAATGGCGCAGATCGCGGGGAGTTCCTGCGGTGCTGGCTGCTGCTGGGCTACGAGACAGGAGCCCGCTGGGCAGACATCTGGAAGTTCCGTGACAAGCACTTCGACGGGAACCAGCTCCGGTACAGTCAGAACAAGACCGGCAACCCCATCAACCAAATACTGTCCGATCAATGCGTCGATTCCGTCCGAAGGATGCTAGCACGCTCGCCAGACGGAACGGTTGTCGGCTGGGTGTGCGGCAAGCGGCGGGCCATGAGGGTGATGAAGGCCCACCTCAAGGACTGCGGGCTGCGTGGCACCTCGAAGTGGCTGCGTCGGTCTAGTGCCACACACATTGAGATGTCACAGCCAGGACGAGCCAGACTGTTTCTGGGCCACAAATCTCCGGGCATGGCGGAACGGCATTACATCGATTGGGCTCAGGTCCGCAAGGACATCCCCAGACCGCCCGGCCTGTCGCTCAACTAGTCGAAGGGGGAAGACGTATCCTTCTGCTTCTTCTTGCCGGTCGACTTGGTTGTACGCTTCTTCTTGGCGTTTCGGTTCTCGCGCTGGAGGGCTCGGGCCACCTTCATCCGTTGCTGCGCCCACTGGGGGACATACGGCAGCAGAGCTTCTGGGATGTAGGTGGTCTTGAAGTCTCTGGTGTACGGGTCGATGGTGTTCTCTAGTTGCCGGGCAGCGTCGGACAGGGCGTACTCATGCGTGACATCCCGTCGCTTCACGCCCGTGAGTGCGTTGACCAGAGTCTTGGCGGCCCGGCTGGACATGTCAGCGTCGCCGGAGGTGTCGAGCAGGGCTCGGGCGGTGTACAGCGGGCGGCCGGCAAAAGGCAACAGCTCCACCCCCTTGTCTACCAGCGCCGGTACATCGAAGCTCTGGTCTCCAGTGACAGATCGGCCGATGGCATCCAGCGGGCTGACGCCTTCGCCCAACGGGCGATTGCCAAATAGGTCTGTGCCGAACATTGTCTCCGCCAGCGTGCGATACGCAGGATGCAATTGCATTCCCACCTGACGAGCAGTTCCAGACAACGAGCCGCTAACCGTGCCGGGCGTTTCAAACATATTGATCTGGTCGATGCCGGGCAGGTCGATGTCGGTCAGGTAGCTCTGCGTTCCGGGAGCCGGCTTGCCACCAAGCATCTCGGGGATTGGCAACGCCAGAGATGCACGAAGCGCCGACGGAATGTATTGATCGTCGTTCGAGTCCTGCGCCCGCTCACTGGTCTTGAGCATGGCGCCGTACCTTCCGCCCGGACGCTCGACCAGCTGCGAAAGAACCTCACGAAAAATTCTTGACTGGTATGAATACCATGGAAATATGGCCTTCATGTAGCGGCGCTCGAAGGAGCTAAGTGAGCCGTAGTCCACGTGCGCTCGCTTCATGGCAGCGGCGGCAGCATCCGCCGTATACCCCTGCTTCATGAGCGACAGGTAGCCGCTGAGTCGATTGATGCCGTCCGTAAGAGTGTTCATCTTCTCGCCGGCACGCAACAACGGGTTCTTGGTTTCAGCCATAGGCTTCAGCTGCGACCGCCACGTGGCAAAGTCTTGGCCGAACTGTTTCCACGAACGACCTGGCTGTGACGCAAGCTCAGACACAATCGAACCCACGCCGACCCGGTTGGGCTCTGCGCCGATGATGGGGTCTAGCGCCCGCTTGCCAGACGACGAAGCGCCGGCCTCGAAGGCCGCTGGCCCCGACACCAGTTTGGTTCCGGCGAGGTCAGAGAAGAACAGCGCCACGCCATCGTCGCCGCCGTACTTGGGGATTTGCCGTAGCTCACGCAGGAACGCTTCGCTGCCTGCGCCATGCGTCATCAAAGCCTTGACCGCGCTGACGGAGCCAAGATCGAAAGCCCCGCTGAGCCAGTTGCTTGCGGCCCCAGAATAGAGATCACGAACTGCCCGAGCCGGCCACGCCAAAATGCTGCCCTTCCACGCTTGCGTGTACCAGTCGAGATATTTCTCCAGCGTCGTCAGGGGCTCTTCGGAACCAAACGCCTCCCGCGCCCTGACAAGGCGGCTCACGTGTTCTTCTGGCACCGATATCATCGACAGGTTGATGCTGTCGGGGTCTTGGCTGCCACTCAGCTTTGCCAACCGATCGCGCATCTGCTGCGTGGCACCAACGCCATCGTCGTATGACTTCAGGCCCAGACGCTCCAGCGCCTGTTTCATGCTGATGGAGCGGCCCTTGTCGATGGTGCCGGGCGCACCGTCTCGAGCGAACGTCGCAAGCGAATCCAGCAGCGTCGTGGCTGTCCCCATAGCCTCGCCGTTTCCTTCGAGGTAGGAACCTATCGACTGCGTCGGGTGCTGGCCGAACAGCGGAGTGTGCTTCGTTACCTCGTCGGGCAGTTCGTGCAGGATGCGGGCCAGCCGCACCAGCTTTTTTTGGTCTGGCACGGGCTGTCCAGGCTGAAGCTTGGATTGCATGACGGTGGCTAGGTACTGCGCCGCCTCGTCGTCAGTGGTCTTGCCGCGCTTGGGGCCGGACACCATTGGGTCTTGCGACAATTCAATGATCGTGTCGCGGCCGCCGGGCAGCCGCATGGTGTCGGTGCGGCCTAGCTGGTCGGGTGTCATAATGGACAGCGCTTGCCCCAGCTTGCGATTCCTGCGAGCTTGCATTTCCAGTGCCGGGTCTGCGGTGTGAGGCAGGTATTCGATGCCGTACTCGTCCCGCAACGGCTCGCCTGCCAGCCCCAGCGCACGGCGCGCATCAAGCACTTCGGGGGCTACGTTCTTCCATTCGTTGATGTAGTCGCGCACAGCAGGCCGCTGGTCGAGCCACTGCAAATCGCCGGGCTGCATAGCTGCCGGGCCTTCAATGATGCGGCCAATCCTCCGCCCCGCCTCCTCATCAAATACATCGCCGGCCGCCTCATGCAGCTTGGCAAGCTGATACACGTGGTAGCGATTGGCAGCAGCGCCGCCCTTCTGGCGGGCAGCAAAGTTGGCAATGTTGACGATCTGGCTCTCCGGGTCGATGGCGCGATCCACCCGCTTGTCAAAGGCGGATGCCGTCATCCTGCCCGGCAACGACCACCGCCATCCCTGCCCAATCGTGTCAAGTGCGTCGGCGTACTGGTCGCCAAAGCGCGAGCCAAGCAAGTCGCCAGTGATGCTGGGCTCGGACAGCGGAAGTCCAACGCCAAACGTCTTGGCAAGCTTCTGCTTGCGGACGGTCTCGAACTCTCCGCCCAGCAGCCGGCGGGCGGCCTGCTCCGCCTCTTGCGGGTTGTCGGCGTGCGCAATCAGATCATCCAGCGACACGGCACGGCGGGCCGTGCGTGTGCCGTACAGCGGCCTGCCAACGACAGCCGGGTCGAACGTGCTGAGAGTGCGCTGGCCGCTCTCCTCAAGCGCCTTCTTGGTGAACTGCGCTACCTTTGGGATGTTGCCAGCCCTCGCAGCCCCCGACGAAATAGCTTTCTTGGTGGCAGCTGTGGCTGCGTTGTCGAGCAGGCCCAGCTTCTTGGCGGCGATGCCTGCTTTGGTCAGCGATGCCGCCGGCCCCGAGACGAAGCTGAGCGGATCGGTTGCGACGTCCGCGATCAAGCCGCCCGTGAAGTTCCACCAGTTGTCCTCTGGGCCAGCTAGGCCCATGTCCCGGAGCATCTCCCGGCCCGTGACTCGTTCGCCCGCACGGCCCACAAGCAGGCCGCGAGTGTAGTCGCCGGGAGCAGACAGCGCATCGCCCACGCGGCTGACAGTGCCACCCACTGCGCCGCCGATGTCGCGTAACGCGGAGTCGCGTTCTTCGGGCGAGACTGCTTCCGGGCGTACCCGCTCGTCTTGCAAGGCCGTGTCGTCCAGCAGCGGCAGGTAGCCGATGCCAAGCCGCTTGCGGGGGTTGATGATGGACACTGGAAAGACCTTTCGTCACCCGCCGGGTATCACAGGATCGCTGTAGCCGTTGGAAATGGCTGCCCCAATAGCCCCCCAGCCAGACGCCGTGTCGTTCCACAGCTGTTCTTCGAGGTCAGGGCGGCGAAGCACGGTCGTGACGTATTGCTTGAACGCGGGGCGTCCAAGCTTTCTCAAAGTTTGCAACTTCGCAACCACATCGGGGTGGTTGGGGTCAATCGTGGCAATGTGGTTCGTGACGTAGTCGCGAGCAAATCGCTGATATTCCTTCAGCACCTCTGGATTGTCTGCGCCGGGAAGTTGCTGGAGCACTGCGGTAATCGCCATCTGTGCATCAGCGCCCGGAATCTGTCCTGGCTGCAAAATGCCGCCAAGCGCCAGCTTGAGGTCGTCGTATGCGGCGGTTGGCTTCGGCTTGGAGGCATCCAGCATTCGCTGCTCGGAGCGCTCTTGGGCCTCAAGCTGCGCCCGCTGGCCGGAAAGCTCCATTGCGTTGCGAGCCAAGTCGTGCTGACCAAAGCTGGAGTACGCCGCCGCCATAGCCAGCGGATCGCCAGAGTTCACTGCCGCCTGCAACGTGCGGATGTACATGCCCGGCGCTACGGCAGGGTTGTTCAGATCACGGGCAATGTTGAAATTTGCTGCACGGTCGGATGCCTTCTGAGCGTTAGTCGCTTGTTTCGCCAGCCGGAAGGACTTGTCTTGTTCGCGTAGCTCACGGAATGCATTCGGCTCATCGCTGCGAGCAAGCGCAATGACACGGTCTGCGTCGGCTCCGGTCAAACTGTGACGCGCAATCATGTCGCCCGCCAGCTGCATGCGCCGCTGAACGGGGTATGCGCTCTCCCTGTCTTCCAGCGCACGCTCGGCCTTGATCGGATCGGCGGCGTAATACGGCACGCCAAATGCGGTTTCTTTCACGCGAGCGACGTTGCGCATGTGGTTGTGGCGCTCCGCAGCCTGAATGACATGAGCCCGCAACAGGGCATCGTCGTGCATGCCGTACTGGCTGGCGTCGATTCCGACCAGCGGTGCCAGTTCTCTGGGGTCGCTGTGCTTTAGCTCGGCATCACTAATCGGCTCAGTAATCGCGCGAGTGGACAACGCTCCGTCAGGGTGATGCGTGAACGTGCCGCCAGACGGCAACATGCGTGCCGCAGGGTTGTTGACATCCCGGCCCATCGCAACGGTTTGCTCGACCGGATAGCGATTGGCAGGCAAGCCTTCCGGCAATGCGCCACCGTTGTCCAGCTGGCGTTGCTGCATGGGAGTCAGGACGCCCGGAAGCGGATTGCCTTCGCTGTCCAGTCCGTTCTCGGCAATGAGGCGACGGTAGTCTCGAATGCGCGAGGGCGACCCTTGAAAATCTTCGCGCTCGGACGCAGGGCTGCTGCTTGCGGCCACAGCGGCCCGGTCTTTTTCCGTCAGCGGCTCGCTGGGGGCGCGCCCGCGAAGCCGTGCTGTCTCCGCGTCCGCATCTTCTCGGGCGGCAGACAGCCCGGCCTCCATAGCAGCCGTTTTGCCGGCAGCCGACTCTTGCCGGGACTTGGCAAGGCGTGCCGTAAGCCCCTTCTCCCAGTCGCCCATGTGCTGCTCAGACTCTTTCCGCACTACGTCTGCGTAGTCGCGCAGCTTTTTCGAGCCGCCGGCCGCACGGGCCTGCTTCGGTGCTGGCTGCGGCTTGTCTTGAGCAGGGGGTTCGGCCGCGTTTTGGGCAAGCTTTGGCTGTTCTCCGTTAGGCCCAACGGGGCCAGGAACAGTCGGGCCGCTGCGGTCGTGGTAGTTGACGCTCCACTTGTCCAGATCGGCCAGCTTGTCCTCGTCCGTCATGGTTCGCAGAGCGGCCGGGCTGAACGTGTCTCTGGGCGCAGCGTCTGCCTGCACCCGAGCCATGTAGCCCTTGCGTTGGGTAGGCGTCATGGCCGAATCGGGAGGCCAAAACCCTCGCTCCTCGTCCGGTCCCTTCGGCCCAGCAGCAGCGACGATGCTGGGGCCGTCCACGCCGGCATCGCCGGCAGCGGTCAGCATCCTGTACGCACGCTCGTCGGGGCCAGCGGCTGCTTGCCGGCGGGCCTGCAACTCGTTGTACATCTTTCGGATGGCGTCGCTCATGTCAGTTCATCTCCTAGTAGTTGGATAGCGTTTGATACATGGGCCGGTCGCCGCCGCCGGAGGCCCGAGCCTGCCGCACGCGCTCTAGCGCAGCTCGCAGCGCATCGGCCTTACTGGCTGGCACTTCGCCGTCAGAAGACGACGTCGGAGCAACGGGGATGTAAGGAGTACCCTGACGGTTCATGGCGTTCAATGCAACAACTCCTGCCCCAACGCCGCCAGCAATCCCTGCGTTGCGCCACGACAGCCAACCGGGCTTGGGCTCATCGCCAGCATCCTTTTGCTTGACGTCCGCGTCCTGTGGCTTTCCACTTGCGCCTGCCGGCTTTGCGTTCGGGTCTCGGTTGCGAACAAATTCACTTTCGCGCCTGATGGCTTCGCGAGCAGCGACTGCGGGATCAACCGGGTTCCTGTTGCGCACAAACTCGCTTTCGCGTCGAATGTCTTCTTCGACGTTAGAGGCCGGCGTAACGGCTGGATCTGCGCTGACAGCGCCGAGATCGTCGGCTGGCGGCGCTGCGGCATCTTCGCTGACGACGCCGAGATCGTCGGCTGGCGTGACTGGTTTCTCAACAACAACCTCGCTGGCCTTTGCAGCCGCGCCCCGCCGGCCACCCCTACGACGGCCACCACTCTTCGAGCGCGCCCCATCTGGCATGTCTTTGTCGAATGCGTCAACGGCGTCCTCGCCCAGCCCATCGACATCTTCGACATCGCCAAGCTCGGTAGCGGAGGTGTTCAATTTCTCTTCCTCCGCCGACGGCGGGGCCGGCTGTTCCGGTTGCTTCTTGCTGCCACGCCCACGCCCGGAGCTTTTGGCGGGAGCGACAGGTTCTGCGGCTGCTTCGCCAAGCTCGACGCCTCCAGCCTCCAAGTTGCCAGTAACCGGAGGCAGCTCGCCCGCAATGGCGGCCACCTCCGCAGCGCCCTCCTGCGCCTTGTCGGCAAGTGCAGCGGCAGCGTCGTTGGTTTCGGTTGCAGCGGCAGCGGCCGCAGATGCCGGCGTGGAGCGAGTGCGGCTCAGTCGAACGGGAGCCACGCTGTTTGGGTTGACGGCTCCGGCAGGCCCGCCGAACCTCTCCGTGATGGCGTCGGCAATGGCCTGCCGTGCCATGTCCCAGCTTGGCGTTCCGGGTGTCAGCCCAAGCCGATTGGCGCGCAGTTGATCTTCTGCGATCAGCAAGGCATCGCCCTTGTATTTGCGCACGTTGAACGGATTCGAGGTGCCGTACTTCGGGCTGGTAAACAAACGATCAACGGCGCCCGCCTCGCGGCTAAACTGCTGCCGCCCACCCAGCGGAGTCTTCTTGATTGCCGGCTCGGGCAGACCTTCCCACGTTGCCACAGCATCCGTGAGTTCTTCGGCAGACGGGCCGCCGTAATCTTCGCCCAGCTGCCGAGCGGCTTCGGCGGCTTCGTCAATCGCATCGTCGCCGCTAAGGACCGCCGACGGCCTGCCAAGCCCGCCAGATCGGGGGCGAATGCGGCTGCCAATGATGGTAGCCAAAAGCTCGTCAACCGTTTCCTGCGGGCCGGCTGCGTTTAGCCGCCTGTCAGACATGGTCGGAGAGCCGGCATACAGCTGTTTGATCTCTGGCCCCAGCGGCTCGCCGGCCTCTTTCAGGCGCGCAAGCTCCCGCGCTCCTGGCAGCACGCGAGCGTCCTTTGTCTTTTGCATTGCCTGCCACGCAGTCAGGCTTTCTTCCGCTTGCACTAAAGCAGCAACTCGTTGCGCCAGCGGAAGCGAGCCGTCTGCTGCAGTTTGCGCCGCAGTGTTGTAAGCCTCCTCTAGCCTCCGATATTCCTTGATCCACTCTTTTTCGGAGGAGTCTGTCAGCCTCGCGCCCCTGTCGCGGGATTCAAGCGGGGTGCCTGGACGACCCGTATCTGCCCGGAAAGCAAGCGGCCAGTTGGCAACGTCGTCGTTTCCAAAATGTTCGGCAAAGTCTTCCCGCGTCACCAGCCTTCCGCCGGAAGCCAGAGAGTCTTGCGCACGCTTGATTTCTTCCGCCTCCGCAGCAGCGGTGTCGTAAGCGTTTGGCCGAGCTGCCGGCTCAATTGGAGGCCGCGATCCGGGAATCTCTGGCTCGGCAAGCAGCGGCATTTCGGGCGGGCTGCGATCTCCGCTCCGCATCTGGCCGTCGGCAATCCGCTCTTGAGTAGCAGCCACTCGACGACGCACATCAGCCAGAGGATCGGCGGCATTGGCGACCATCTGGCTTTCGAGCTTGGCAAGCCGCTCGGCCATGCCAGGACGGCTGGCGGCAATCGCAGCGCGCTCTTCGGGCGAGAGCTTGTGCAGTTCCTTGAACAGTTGCGAAACGGTATGCGGGTGCAACGCTTCGTGGTCCGCATCAACGGTGGCGCCCCA